TGCTGTTGAGTAGTTATTTGTGCGGCTTGTGCTAGACTGCGACAACTGCCAACATAAGCCCAATAACTGCTGACGTCGGCAATACCAGCGGTGGCAAGTGTTGTGAGCGTGGTAAGAGTTATAACTGCGAATAACCTTTTCATAGCGTATTTTACTATTTGTTAAACATGTGTGTATTGTACTGTAATTGGGTATTATTGTCAACCTTGCGGTGATTTCGCTTGGTTTATTGGTGTTGTATTTTAGCAACAAGGTTGACTTTAGTCGCAACTCATGTTATAATCAAGTGTCTGATGCTGGTTCAAACCGTCGAGTAGCGAGCGGATGTTTCGCACCCCGTTATAGCAACTTCGAAACTCTATGCACAGTATAACATCACCAGCCAGCAAAGTCAACTGGGTTTGACACCAGTTGACTCCGCCGCTTATCTAAACTATAACTATCTTTGCCCTGGTTTATTCCGCTTTAACTGGAGTCTCAACAGGCGCTTTTGCCTCTGGCACCAAGCAAGTTAAAACACCTTTGTAATGCCATTTTCTACATCTGGTGCATTCCATAGTTTACTCCTTTGTTAAAAATGCAATTATACTGTGAGTTGAATTAATTGTCAACCTTAAGCCACATTCAACTCGGGCTGTTGTAGTCTAATAAGCTCGCGTTCATAAGCGTGAGCAGCCTTACGTCCCTTTACTACATCCAACGGGGTTATGACAAATGCTTCCTCACCATACTGTCTAATGCTGGCACATAAGCTCCACGCTTTCGCTTCAGTAACAGCACGGCGTACATGCTTTTGCAAACGTATACGCAAGGCCTTGGCTACTGTTAGGCCACGGCCGGCACATACAGTGATGCCAATGTACTGCTGTCCTGTTAGTATATTCTCAATAGCATATACAGCGTGTCTACAGTCCTGTCTGCGCTTACGCTTAACAGGCTTAGCTGTATTAACTGTATTACGTGTGGATTTAGTGTTTTGCAGCATGTATGTATTATACTAAGAACAGTATAAAAAGTCAACCAAAATAGCGGTATTTGATAAAAGAACCTGGTGGAATCTGAATGATTCAGGTTGAATTAAGTTGACTTTGCTGGTGGAATATGTTATAAGCGGGGACGGGCACCAGGACGGGGGTGGGGGGTATGCAAGACTAGCTACAATACTTGGACGTTTAGCGTGTCCTTTTGCGACGATGCCTTTCGCAAACCAAAATTCGTCTAATAATTCGTCTAATATTTCAACCAAAATTCGTCTAATAATTCGTCTAATATTTCAACCAAAATTCGTCTAATACTCACCAGGATTATTTCCGCCGTGAAAAACTTCACTGCGATTAAAAACCGCAGTTTTGAAAATTTTTGACAAAATTTTTTTTAATGGACGCTTGCAAGCACCGATGTTTTATAAATTGATTACTAGTACTTTATGATCGATTAACCAAAAAACAAAGCCGCCAATGAATAATATACCACCAATGAAAGCACTAGCTCGAGTTATTTTAGACTCAATATTATCTAATCTTGTTGATAATTTATCAACTTTACCATTTATTTCATCCAGTACAATTATCACGTCAATAACATCTACAGCTTCTTTTTCGATCAACTTGTCTCTAAGGTCTATAATATTATTCATTCTCTGCTTTCCTCAATGCGATATATTAACCAATTTTGCGTTGGTAAATAACCAAGCCAATACGGAGCTAACTATTGTTACAGCCACTGGATACAATACAGTTAGTGTAAATTTATACTTGTCATATTCTTGTATGTGTAGGTCATGCAGTTGAATATGTTCTTTTAATTCTGTCATTTCTTTGTAAAATAACTCAGCTCGTTCTTCAAAACGTCTTACATTGGCATCGCTGTGACTTTCAATCAAAGCTACCCGCTCTCCTACTTTAGTGGCTTCAACCATGCGTTCTATCGTTAGTGCTCTGAACTCTTCGTAACAACGCTTTAGGTCTGTTAATTGTGTTTCTAATACTACTAATCTTTCAAGTAGTTGTACTGTGGAATATTCCATATCCCGTCTCCAATGATTTAACTTTATTCAACCATTGACAAAAGGTAAATTCATGTATAGTACTTATCAACTAGCACTTCAATAATTATACGCTGTTATATATTACTCAACTAAATAGCTCATACTACTGAGGTTTATATGTTTACTACCGTTTGGCGCTATTTGAGAATAACTGTTACTTACGCTTTAATTGTTGCTATACTCGCTTTGGTTTTCTTTGCCGCTCGTGCTGATGGTGACAATACGCCTGCGGAAGTCACCTTGGAGGAAGTGATTACTGCGTATTGGGACTGTGATTTCATCATTGCCAATTACCCGCAAGTGGTGGAAAAAGCGGATATAGAAGCGTGTATTAAGATACGACAAGTGTTAATGATGGCGGCGTTTTCAAACTCAGAAGAGTTATTTAAACACTATACCACTGCTAATCGTGCGGCGGAACATCGACAACGGTTTAAAGCATTATCTGCTTCACGTGGCACTTGGTTGTAAAATCGGGATTTCGGCGTGCACTTCGTGCTTGCTCTTTCTTTCAATAACGCGCCAATTAATCAAATTGAACATCAATTAATTCGCTGGAGTTGTTGAATATCCAGTAAGTTTCTAAACCATTGTAACTTACCCAAATACAGTTGTTGCCTTTACGCATGTCGTAATATTTGACATTTTGTTTGTGTAATTTATCTTGTATTATTAATACTTGGAAAGGATTGAGGTCTTCTTCAATCATTTGGTGAGTTCTTTGTATTCTGCCAGTATTTTTGCTAACTGTGGTCGCCATTCTACTACCGCTTCGATGAGGAGATTTTCTTCGTTGAATAACCAGTAAATTTCTTCAGTGCCTGTACTAACACGTATTGCTCTTGCGAATCGATTGGTGGCATTCATGGTGTATCTATCAACGTGCTCGCCGCGCAGTCGTGGTAGTATCTGCGCTACTTGTGCGGCATCTAATTCCGGGTCAATGTAAATCATGTTGCTGTACCATGCTATTGTGCGAACCAAATTTCCTTAAATCCTTCTTCTAAGGCGGGCGGCTCCATTTCCAAATCTCGTGCCATTTGTTCCACAACATTTAATGGTATGTTTTTACCTGGGCGACCTGCTAGGCGGCGATGCAATTCCTTTGTTTCCGGAGTTTTAAACACCACTGCTACATGCTCGTAATCTTTCAACATATTAAACTTTTTCTTGCGACTGCTAATTGAACAGCTTGTTTGATCCCATACTATGTTTTTACCTGCGTCACGTGCGGCGACGACTTCTTGTGCCATTAGCTCTACTGCGTGTTTCATGACTTCGTGAAAAACTTCATTGTAAGTCTTGTCTACTAACTCTGCGTGAGCATCTACAAACTTGTCCGTAGATATATACGCATAATCCTGCATCCACGCTTGGGCTTGCACCCAAGTGCTTTTACCTGCGGCAGGAACTCCGATTAATTGATAACATGTTGGCATAGTGTTATTATACTGTCGTGTGAGTATTTGTCAAGTTATAATGCGGATACAATTAAATCATTGGCGATTTTACTGCGTTGTTTAACCGTTTGTTGTCCTAATACAACAACTCCGTAGAATCTTTGAGACTTTTCTACCAACATCAACACACATCTACCCGCACTATTGGTAAATCCGGTTTTACTAATCAAAATATTATCAAATTTATATATGCTGGGATTGGTGTTGTGTAGATGTATCTTCATGTGCTTGCGTCCGCGATCAATTTCAATGTCTACAGTTCTATCATTGGCTAATTCGCGTATTGTGGCATTTTCCGCGATTAAGCTTAAAAACCTCAGTAAGTCTTCAGCAGTGGAGACATTCCCTGCCAACAATCCAGTGGCATCCACCAAGTGCGTATTGATTAAACCATGCGTTTGTGCGTATTCGTTGACATCAAAGATAAACTTGTCAAATCCTCCGGGATATGTATTGGCCAAGGTCTCGGCCGAGCGATTATCACTGCTGGTCAACATGGCGTGCATTACATTTCTACGTGTCATCACAGTACCGTTGGCAAAATGACTAGAGCTTTTACCTGCGATTTTGATTTTTTCATCCAAGTCAGCACCACTTCTAAGTACGGTAATGGCAGTGAATAACTTGGTAATGCTGGCTATACTGCGAACTTCATTGACATTGTACTCGTTGAGATACTCATTTTGAGCATAGTCATACAAAGCAATGCTACCGCTTTCTGCGCGAGCATAATTATGCATCATCAAGCCCATTATTAAAAAATATAAAAATAACAATACTCTAATCAATTTAACCACCTCAATTTAAAAAATGTTGCTGTTACGGGTATTCTCATACTTGTTCCCATTTCAATAAAAACATGGTAATTTCTTCCGCTCGATTAAATAAAAATAAGTCAAAGCCGATGCGTTGCCCACAATGAGTCTCTCGACACCATGCGGCAATAGGATCCATGTCTGCTTCTCTAAGTCCAAACTGTTCATATCCGCGAGCACCTGGTGAGCTGACAGGATTCCAAGTGGCTTTGAGTTTAAGTCCTGCTAGTTGATGCCAAACGATTTTTGGTCTGATTTTTTTATCTAACATAAAAATTTTTATTATATCAGGCGTTTTCATAACCATTTGAGCGAGCACAACACCGCATCTTCTTCACGTTCAAAATGTACATCAAGATAAAATTCATGCGTTACTTTAGTTTGCGCTGGATTACTAGAAGTCACTGCTCGACTTCCGGAGTTTAAATGCCATCCTTCACCGTGCCAAAAAACAATTGGTTGACTATGTAGTAGTACCCCAACATTTTCGATTAACCATCCTAATAATACCGCCCAGTCAGTGTTGACAATTCGAATTTTATGATTAAAGGGTGATGCCATAAGATTTTTTAATCATGTTCTTTTTGTCACAATACGATCAGCTAGACCATAAGCCACTGCTTCTTCGGCTGATAAAAATGTATCAAATTTCATAATTTCATACAACTCGTCGTAGGTTTTTCCACAAGTGTTGTGTTTAACATACAACTGGGTCAGTCGTTCATTGATGCGTTTGGATTCTTCGAAGCTTCGTTTGGCGTCTTCAAATTGTAAATCTTGTACGTGTACTGATCCTCGTGTGCCCGGTGTGCCGGAACTAACTCGATGTATCATGGTACGTGATTCTGGAAGTACCAGTCGTTTACCAACGGCACCAGCTTGTGCCAGCAATGACCCCATACTGGCAGCTTGACCCATTACCACCGTGCTGACATCAGGTTTAATAAACTGCATGGTATCGTAAATGCTTAGTCCGGCAGTCACTAAACCACCTGGACTGTTGATATAAAACAAAATGTCTTTATCCGGATCTTCGGCTTCTAGATAAAGCATTTGCGCTACTACTAAACTGGCGCTGGTTTCATTTACATCTGTGTCTAACATTACAATGCGATCTTTGAGTAACCTGCTGTAAATATCGTAGCTACGTTCCCCTTTTGAGGTTTGCTCAACCACCATTGGTATCAAACTTGGCATATTTTTCCTTTATTGTTTGCTTTTTAAATCTGAAATGTAATCACAAATTTTTAAATCTAGTGCTTCTTCGGCAGTTAGCCAAACATCACTAGCAGGTAATAATTTTGTTTGTATAACGTCTTCACTTAATCTAGTACACTCTTGATAGTGAGCTATCATTCTTTGTTGCATTAAATTAAACTCTTTTGTAATAGAAAACAACTCGTGTGCTTTTCCATCTGATCCCCAAGAATACTGATGACTCAATATCGACGTATTCGGGGTCAACATTCTACGTCCTGGTGTTCCGGCTAAAAATATCAACAACCCTGAACTGGCTATACTGCCCAACCCAACGGTTTTAATCGGTATGGCGCTGGACTTCATAACGTCAATCAACGCAAATGCGCTGGACATAGCACCACCATCGGAACAAATCATCAGTAACAGTTCTTTTCGTTTACGTCGCTTGACATGGTTCTCGATGAGTATCCATTCGATGACTGGTTTGATACTTTCGTCATCGACATCACTCATAAAGACATATATACCAGCTTCTTGTAAAAGCTGGGTTGAATCTTTACTTAAATCATCGGGTATTGGTATATTGGCCATAGTAGTATTATATAATATATGTTATTTAATAGCAAGTAATATGGTAGAGCAAAATAAAACCGACCAAAAGGTCGGTTTAATAAAAGCTTCAAATTGATTATTTGTTGGCTTTTACAGCTTGCTTAGTGACTCCGTCAAAAGAACTTTTGACAAAATCTTGTACCGATTTGAGTGCGGTAAAATTGGCACGAGCAAAATCAGCATTGGCTTTGGATAAGCTGGTTAGCGTATCACGAACTGGCACTGGTTGAACATATGACAATGCTGTCAACGTGTTTTTTTCAGTTTGATCGATGAGCGATTCAACATCGAAATATTTTTCTAATTTAGTAAATTCCATTTTTTTCTCCTAGTGTTAAGCGAGTATTTGAGTAAGCCCGACCTATTCAGCACTTACCAACGTTTACTCTACGTATGTGCTTTCGCAACATTCTTTATGCAAGTTGAAGGGTAATTCAACTTGCGGTATTTTTACATAATTTTCTACTACAACCAAATCATTATCTCGAGCAAAAGCAAGTACAAAATTAAATGTTATTGAACTGGTTTGTTCAAGATTGCTGTCTAGTAATATACATTTTACTCCGTCTACCGTTTTTGGTATTACATCAAGTGAATAACCTAAACTTCGGTGAAATTTCGCCGAGTCAGTTGATACTGGACGGTGACTAGGGCAAAATTGTGCCACCGCACTAGCTAGTCTTTCGGCCCAATCACTTGGTCGAAATACGTCACCTGATTGTTTGATACCTTTGATGAGATATTTCATCAACTACCTTTGATAATTTTACCTTTTAAATAAGCTTTGACTTTGGCAAGTCTAGCTTCATTGATTGATGCGATTACTTCTTTAAAAAAAGCTATGATTGATTTCATTTGATATTTCCTTTATACTAATTTATTGCAATTAGATTGATTATAGTATTTGATCCAATATTCGGCTTCGGCAGTATTTTGCGGACGCTTGCTTATTACATATAGTTCTAATTCTGAGCTTGCTGTTAATTTAAAAAATTTGATAAATTTTTTGATTAAGTTTGACATTGTGTGTCCTTTCTAATTAGCACAAACCTTATTATGGTTTCTACTTAGTATTTATGTTATTATAACAGCATATTGTGTTAAAAGCAAGGAAATTTTTAGTGAGCTATCACTAAAATAAATGCCATCTTAACAACTACTAAATATTCTACAAGGAGATTTATAATGTTTTATGATTTACTAAAAAAATGGTTTAGTTTAAAGCCAACCACCATTCCCGCACAGCCTGTAGCACCTTATAAGGTAGAAGTACCTGCCCCAAAAGAATCTGATATTTTGCCCCCAGCGGAAGTTAAAAAAACACGCAAACCACGAGTTGCTAAACCCGCGGCGGTTGTGGTTCCAGAAGTGGTTAAAAAGCCACGTAAACCACGAGCTAAAAAAGTCAGTGATTAATCAACATGCGTATTAGTCCTGTTGTGTCTATAACTACCAAAAAGACAGCATTGGCAAGTAACCCAAAACTTTTTCGTGTATAACAGGACCATGCTGACGATACACAGCCACTGATAAAAATAATATACAGTGGCACTATAGGTATGTCAGGAGCAGTTACGGCAAACATGACTGCGCTAATTACACTACAAACCCAAGCAAATACTTCGGCGCAGAATCTGGTAGGATAACTGCGAAAGTCATCTCGCATGTAATTTAATACATCATTGACGAATTTATTCATATTGTTTTGCTTGTTCAAACAAAGCGAAAGATGCTAGATTTTTTGCTTTTGACTCGCAAAGTATGTCTGCCCATTCCCAATGACTCAATGCCCATTGATTGACTGGTTTATTCCAGTAAAAGTCGGAATGTGCGCGAAGTTTTTGTTTTTTGAAACCTTTGTCTAACAACATTGCCATATCAGGCAAAATCATTGAGTCGTGACCCACAAGATAATCCTCGCGACTGACGCTATAATGCATAGTAGGGCGAACGCCACGCCAAGACTGAACCACCCTATCAACACGGGTGTCCATGGGGGAGAGGTACTCTCCTGTCTTACACCAATGGTGATGAATATCCAATACGATAGGAACGACATCAGCCAACTCAAGGCAATCATCCAAACCATAACTAATCTCCTCGTTTTCGATAGTTAACATATTACGAGCCTCGGGGCTCAAGCGTTTCAACGCCTTACGGATACCTTCAGGACCTTGGCGACCTCTGATGTGTACATTGATCTTAAAGTCTTGAAAAGTCTTACCATAGCCCATCCAACGTGCCATGTCGGTATGGTACTCAA